GGGCGTTGCAAATTAATGACCCTGATGTTGGCACGTTAGCGACTGCTTTATTAGAGCGAATGTACAAGTGTGAAGTTAATGGACAATTCGTAGAACCCATTAACCCTGACCGATGTTTCGTAGAAACTCGGCTCAAACGTTTCAAACGGCGTATTTTACGTGAATCCCGATGGACCCCCAAGGTTTCCCCTGAACAATTTGTTGAGATGTACCGCGGCCGGAAAAGGACGATTTATGAGAATGCGTTGAGCGAATTTTACACCAGTGGAGTTCTGAAAAAGCACGCGCGAGCTGTGTCTTTTGTGAAGTGTGAAAAAGTTAAACGAACTGGCGCCCCCAGATGTATCCAACCTCGCCACCCAGTGTATAACATTGGTGTTGGCTGCTATCTCAAACCAAATGAGCACGGTCTATATGAGGCCATTACAAGAGTTTTTGGTGATGAGACGCCGGTAGTGATGAAAGGGTTTAACGTACGTCAAATCGCAGATATCCTCAAGAACAAGTGGGACGTCTTTGGCAAGTGTGTTGTTGTTGGGCTTGATGCCAAACGCTTCGACATGCATGTGAGTAGGTCAATGCTGGAGTGGGAGCATTCTATTTACTTAATTTTGTCAGGACGCGACAAAGAGTTGGCCCGACTGCTTAAAATGCAGTTGGATAATGAAGGAGTAGGGTACTGTGAAGACGGGAAGTTGCGTTACAAGGTGAGTGGTCGTAGATTCTCAGGTGATATGAATACTGCTTTAGGCAATTGTTTAATCATGTGTGCACTCGTTTACGAGTTTGCGCATGAGCGGGGCGTAGAAATACGTCTTGGCAATAACGGGGACGATTGCGTGGTGTTCATGGAAGCAAAGGATCTTGCACGATTCAATGTCGGTTTGGAGGAATGGTTTTTAGATTTAGGTTTCCGTATGGCTGTAGAGCCACCGGTATACAGGTTTTCGGATGTAGAGTTTTGTCAGATGCACCCTGTCGAGACCGTACACGGATGGACCATGGTGCGAAACTTTGAGGTTGCACGTGAGAAGGACTCTTTGTCCATTATCCCGCTAGACTCGGAGAAAATGTTTCGCAAGTGGATCTTTGCCGTCGGCCAAGGTGGTTTGGCGCTCACCAGCGGAGTACCAGTTTTTCAGGAGATGTACGTAATGTACATGCGTAATGGGCTGGCTTCAAATGTGGATAAGCATCCGGCTATGGCCTCTGGAGCACGATTGTTGGCAAGAGGGTTAACTGCGGAAGTGTCTGAAATAACAGACATGGCACGCGTGACTTTCTTCGAAGCATGGGGAGTGACTCCGGATGAGCAACTCGCCATAGAAGAATATTACAGAGAGCTGGTCTTGACCCACTCAGTCAGGGCCCTTGATAGTTTCTGTGAGTATACCAGCGCACCACTATAATGTACGGAAACTTTTGCGGTCCTTATTGGTCCGATGGGCAATTTCAATCCAGTGTGGAACCTACTGTTGCAGCCATTGATGAGCTTGATCAAACATGTCGTGAGCATGACGCAGTTTATGCTCGAAAGGGAAACCTGAAAGCGGCAGACTATAAATTTTTCAAGCAAAACTTTGGGAATGGGTTGCTGGCAACAGCTATGGCGATACCAGTTGGGTTGCAAGGAGCTCTGAGGGCCGATGATAAACCATCAAAACTATCACCGAAACAATTTTACACTATGACCAAAAAGAATTTGAGAGGATCAAACCCAGTAACCAGAACTGGGAATGACACAAAGCGAATGGCGCCAGTTGCAATTGCAACTAAACGAGTGGGTTCAGCGCCACGCATTACCAATAAACCAAGTGGCACCATTGAGGTGTCTCATCGGAGTTTCTTGGCTCCTATTGATTGTACAGGGGCTTTTACAGTTCAACAATTCTAC